TATAATTTATAGACATGTTTTTATAGGGTACTTATACCCACGCTCGGTTCCACATTCGGTAATTATGATATCTTTTAATTTAAATTTGCTCCTATTAATATAAAAATTGTCGCATTCTATATTTAAGCCTTGTATAATTGCACCTGGTGCAACGCTGCTATTTTCAAAACCAATATTAAACTGGGATTTGATAGTAATATTTTCATCAAATTGGATATCGCCAACAACCAACACTCTGGCATGATCATGAAATCTTACCTCTTTTACATCCATTAATGATTTGAAAATATCAGATGTTAAATATATACACGACCACATATCAGGTTTATATATATGAAAAACACCCTTTGAAATCGTGCAATTTAATCCAGGAGAATGTCTACCTATAGATTCAAGTATCTGATCTTCGACACTTGAACTGATTGTGTTCTTATTTGATTTATCTAATAAACTCATATTTCAATTTTTATATCCATATATCACTCAATAAATATAAATATTTAGATCATTATTTATACATTATGAAACAATTAAATACGTATTTTGAAGGGTTATTGGATAAAGGAACTAAATCCAAAGCAAGCTCAGCGCTACTTGATGGCATAATGGATTATATGCAAGATAATGAGCTTATCAAGAAACGCAATGATTACAAATGCACAATAGATGGTAATGCAGTGGATATTTATGTGAGTAATGGTGTAATAAATATTATATTAGATATTTTAGAGAAATTTACTAATACTGATCTGTATCGAGAAAGTAATCTAAGAGAAATACATTTTAACACCAAAACTGTAATTAGTTATTCAGATGATATAACATTTAATCAAGATATTACCATTTCCGGAGATGATTTGATAGTTATATATAAGGCATTAAGAAAATCAATAACAAACCTTAATATTAAGGCACATGGTGTGAAATTATCAGGCAAAACAAACCTTAAAGATTGCAATCTCGATGCACATATAATAATTGTATCGGGTAATGCAAAAACCACAAGAGGTAACTTAAAATCAGACTATATATTTATCGAAGGATATCAAGATCAATCAAATTTAAAACGATTAATTAAATTAGGATTTATTGAAGAAGATTATCATAATCGCATAGCATACAAGAAATTAAATGATGACAATAAACCATTAATTGATATTGATCCTATCAAAGAGCTTAAATTAAAAAATTGGACAGGAGATACTATCATAATTGGAGATATGTGGGAGTTCGATTCATCAAATGGATATGCACTGATTACTAAAAATAAATCCAATCTTAATAAAGCAATAAATATACTTGAAATGAAAAATGGTTGGTGGGTAGGAATATTTAATAATTCACAAGTTGATTATATCAAATCAATAACAAATTTTAAATCGATTTAATATGAAACAATTAAATACTTACCTTAATGGGTTATTAGATAAAGGATCAAAATCACAGAATAACTCATCTGTAATTGATAGTGCAATGGATTATATACAATCAGGCAAACTATTCAGATCCACTGGCGAAATTAAATGCACAGTCAATAATGACACTATAAATATATATACCGATAATCGTGGTCCAATATTAAATTTGGATAAATTAAATACATTTGTTAGTGATTTTCTTACATCAAAAACTGGTATAAGAAAAATGCATTTTAATAATGCAAAATTGGTAATAAACTATTCAACTCCACAAATATTTAATCAAGATATTATTCTTTCGAGTGATTGGATAAATATATATACTCTCGATAAAGCACCAGTGAAAGGTCTTAATATTGAGTGTCCAATAGTGCATTTGGGTGGGGACATAGTTGCTAAAAATTGTAATATCAATTCTCATATAATATTTATGTCTGATACTTCCAAAACCATTGGATGTAATTTAAAATCAGACTATATATTTATGGTTGGTTCATACGAAAAACCAAAGATAAAAACATTAAGTAAATTAGGGTTTATTACTGGCGATAAAGAAAATTCAATAATATTTACCGAATTAACCAATGATAATGAACTAATAAATATTGATCCTATTAAAGAGCTTGGATTGAAAGATTGGATAGGAGATACCATAGTAATTGGAGATTCATTTGAACTTATAAAATCAAATAAATATGCTCTAATAACTAAAAATAAATCAACTATTTCAGATGCAAAAAATATATACAAGATGGCAAATGGTTGGTATGTTGGAATATGCGAGGGTCTAATTAAAGATTATTTAAATTCGATATAACAAGCGATCTCTGAACGACCTTATAAGATGTAAGGAACATATATTTGAATCGCATATAGCGCAAATAAACTATGTTATATCAAAAATAAAAGGATAAGTCGTTATGACCTATCCTTTTTTATTTAATTCCTTAAATACTATACAACCAAATTGGAACAATTAATATTGCCGGTGCGAATGAATCTAAATCCTTCTTTTTGGATGATAAGATTTTTACAAACTACACCCAAATCAATTATGTCATATATTTTATTGTCATATTTTTGAATGTAAATAGTTTCCTTGCTGATAATATCAACATTTTTATTAAAATGAACAGTATTATTTCTATTGTGAAACTCGATGCGGAGTTCTTTGTGTTTGACATATATTCGATTTAAGCCAACTGATTTTACAATCTTTGAATCTTTACCTGCAATTTCTTCCAGAAAATCGACATCCAAATTTACATAATCATCATATTTTGATTCTATATTCAAAACTCCATTTGAGAAGTCATAGATTAATTCATCACTATAATTTTCACAGATTTCCATGAGTTGATCTACAGAGCTTGATACACTTTCATTTAATTTACTTGATAAATTCATATGTTGTTTTTTTTTAATTTTTCGGTTTATAAACTTCTGAAAATCTCAATATTCTTAACGATTTTCTCCTTTATTTCGTCAGTTAAATAATCATTTAAAAAATCATCGATGATAATATTTGGTTTACATGGTTCTTCAAATAGGTTATATCCTTGGATTCCTACTTTTGTCGGGTATCCGGTATCCATACTAACAGTTCCGTTGTGATCTTTTAGCATCTCTTCCAAATATATTTTCTCCCATGGATTATGCGATCCCAAAAAGTGAATCCTATCAAATGATGATAAATATCTTCTCAATATTCTTATCGATTCTATTCTGCCAATCGCATATTTCATATCATCTGTGATACTACCAAATTTCAATCTCCATTCATGTGGTATATGTATACTAAGATCATACATCTCGCCTTTGAAAAATGAATTGTGAAATGGTATGGCGATATTTGAAATTCCTTTTGACTTGTAATGAGCTAAACACTTATAAAAATCTTGGAGACTATTACCTTGTAGTACTGCAATCCATTCTGGCATATATTCATCCATTTTTATATTCAAACACTCATCTACTAACTTTATAGTTTTATCTACATCCATTAGCACATCTGGTAATAGTGCATAATGTGGCCTGAGTTCTTGAATAACTTCAATGAATTTGTCCATATCCAATTCCTCACCTTTGATGTGAAATTCATATGCCGAATTATCGAGGATAATAGTTCTGAATTTTCTCATAGATAAGTAATATTCACGATATGTTTCATCACTAATATATAAATGGAATAAAACGAAATCATAATCGTTTATTAAATGATTTTTATCTAATAGTACGTTTGGTATTTCACAGCAAGTTTGTATTCGATTTTTAAACATATTTTCTATTTTTTATCCCACACAATATCACATAATTTCAATCCACCTTTAAACACAATCTCGATTCTCCATGCATTTTCGTATTCTATGATATGATATCTCGATGGAATAGTTGCACCAATCTCTAAATTGTTCAATAATTTATCCCGGAGAATGCCAAAATAATTCCTTATATCATCACCAGATTCGGGGATACCATGTTCTGAAATTATGCTTATCCATTGATTCTCAATCGTTTGTTTAAGCATTTCTCTATTTTTACATCCAGGCCACATCTTTTCGACCCGGATGTTATATAGATCTTTTATATCTATCAGGCCTTTTTTATTTGTCCGATTGAGTAAACCTCTGAGTATCGTTTTGATATTGTCCATTATATAAACTATCTTTATCTACTGGAAAGGTTAAATTTACTACTGCTTGAGCCACTCTTGCACCAATCTCAATTCTGATAGGTCTTTTCACTTCCAAAAAAGCACCCATATGCTCAGTTTTGAATCCACCATCAAATTGACCTGAATGGATAATTGCACCGCAACGAACTAATGATGATCTGGTTTTGAAGTTCAATGCCATATTTGATTTTACATCGCATCCTTCAAAAAATTCCACTTCATAATATCCTGGTTGCAATAGCAAAACTGATCCTACTAATGCTGGTAAACTATGTGATTTAGGCAATACTGTATTGCCAGCCTCTGGAATCTCACCTGTACCATCTAATACAAATACACGAGCTAAACGAACATCCACACCCTGCTGTTGGATTCCTTTTTTGCATACTCCTGTAACTGTACCACTATTTACTATCATTTTTCCTGTTAATTGCATATCGTTTTTTACGTTTAGTTTGTATATTCTAATATACCAAAAACATCACTATTATTTAGTTATATGAAGCAGTTTGATCAATATTTATTAGATAAAGCCAACAAAACCAAATCAAAAAACATGGAGCTTGGGTACTATAATGCTGCAGCTATGTTCAGGAATAACGTTGGTCGTAGAGAGGTGGGCAATAATGCATCTACTATATTAAAAGCATCCACTAAAAATCCTTGGCCTTATTTCAAGTTAAAAGGAAATGCACCAAATAATTCTACTCCACTTGAATGGCATAGTGATGATTGGTCCGAATTTGATTGGAAAGGATTAGGATATTTCCTCTTAAATGAAGTAGTAAACAAATACATTATTGACGAATATAATGGATGTGTATCAGATTCTAAATGTCGTAGTTTTGAGAAATTCTGGAATAGAAGAGACGAATCAAAGGCAAAAATTCACGTGGATCATTATGAAGATTTACAAAAAGAATCAGGTCATAGTGATATATATGCTGGATGTGAAGGCATTAAAATTACATTTACATTTGAAAATGATGCGGATGAGAAGGATAATATCGGATATTATTTCTTCCATTATGATGGTTCTAAATTAACATCAAAAATATCTTGGTAAATTATGGAAATAACATTGAAAAGAGTAGCAAAGAAAGATACATATACTATTGGAAAGTTGTATATTAATGGAGATTATTTCTGCGATACAATAGAAGATACTGATAGGGGATTGAAACAATCTATGGATTTATCTGAGATTGTAAAGAAGAAAATCAAAACAAAAACAGCCATTCCAACCGGTATATATAGAGTAACAACATCAGTAGTAAGTAATAGATTTGGAAAAGTTAAATTCTATGTTGATAATTGTAAAGGTGGTAGAATCCCACGTTTATTGAATGTTCCTGGATTTGATGGCGTTCTTATACATGCTGGAAATACCGAAAAAGACACGGAAGGTTGTATATTACTCGGACAAAATAAAGTTCCTGGACAAGTAATAAACTCAAAAGAAACTTGTAAGACGTTTTATCAAAAGGTTTTCGCAAGTAAAGACCCAATAACCATAACTATACAATGATCCCATTCAAAAAATATATAGCTCAACAATTAGTAGGGCAAACATTACGATTTAAATGTGAATGTATTTTTGCGATGGATATAATAGGTGTAGTAGAAGATGTGGAAATAAAGAACGATGAGTTTTTATATACTGTTAATTGTAACGGAAAACTCATAACAATTGGTTCAAATTATCCTAATATGGAAATAGAACAAAAATAGGAAGGTGAAAACCTTCCTATATTTTTATACATTATGTTTAAGCTGTATATATAATTTATTTATATCTGTACTGCTTATAATGTTGTTATATGTTTGTTTTAATGATTGTTCATACGTTTTAGATGATGCATATCTATGTCCATTAGAGGATATATAATTTTGCATTAAATGGTGAATAGTTTTACCTCGCACGAGATATTTAGTTTTGAGTAGTTCAAGGTAAGGTTGTAGAGATTTATTTGGATGGGGATAGGTAAATCCTTTATTTGACATCCACGACACATTTTTACCATCATGTGCCCCCACGTTCCATGCTGAATTAGTTTGTTTTGCAGAACCCGTTGTTCCAAAATGACTTTCAATTTGCCCTTGAGCCAGTACAAATGCAGGTTCGATGTTATATTCTAAACATCCATCTACTATAATCTCTCCACTGAGCTTCGATTTAGGGGCAATTTTTTCAATATATTGGTCAATTTTTTCTGTCAGTTCTTTTTTAATTGATTCGTTATTCGAGGAGGTATCTGCTTTGGAAATAGTTTGATGTTTGCTTGTAAATTGTTTTAGATAAGTGTATTTGTAAAGTGTTTTTGGAGTAGAATAAATAGTTATAAATGTTAATAAAAGTGTTAAAATTGATTTTTTTGAATACATGCAATTTAATATTTTTGATTATTTTTAACATTGCAGCCTCATATAAATAATAGCCGAGGGATATTTCACCCTCAGCGTATTTAATAACTATTGGGACGTTTCATAGAATCATATAAAAACGCTAATGAACCACATGGCTGCAAATTATCTAATGGAAAATCATTTAATTCATGTTTAGATATTTTGATTCTCGGTATTCTCGTTTTCTTCATTTGCTGTTCCCATTTTTGTTCCACAGATACATGTCGGGTATCCGTGTCTATCTTTCATCATTTTATTTGAAGCATATACCTCCCAACCACACGATGGGCAGAAGAATATAGTCTTATTAGGTTTCTTTTCCTTCTGTTCTTTAGGTTTAATAACAATTGCCTTACCAGGAAATTTACCAAGCTCTTTCTCTGTTTCCAGTTGAGCTGCTGTGATCATTTCTTCAGCATATCCTGATGGATTGGCATTGCTATATGGTGCTTCAAATCCATATGTTTTACAGAGAGATTTTAATCTTTTACCCTTTGGATCATCATTAAATGCTTTTAACATTACATATGCTAATTTAATAAGCATTTCATTTACGTTCTTGATCTTATAATCAATTGTGATGGTGATTGGAAAGAAATCATCTAAACTCACATCTTCACCTTGATATGGTAATATGAAATCAAATCCTTTTGTTCCAGTTTTAGCAGCGGCGATTTGAAATCCTCTTTCTTTAGTGCTTAAATCACCATTGAATAAATGCTTATCAATAGCATGAACTGCGTATGTCAACCATGCTTCTCTTGTTATTTTATCCACTATAAATTGGCCCCTCCTCGGTCGGTTTATCTGATTTAACATTCTCTGAAATAGTATTTAATGCCTTGATTAATGGATCTTCTTTCAGAGTTTCTTCTATGCTTTTGTCCGTTAATGTAAATACCCTCCCGTCTGCCATTTGAACTTGTTTACCTATAATGCATTGGATAAATTCAGTATTTACATATGTATCTTTTCCTTCAACTGATATAAACATTTCTCATAACTTGTTCAATTTTATCCTTTGGAATCCATGAAATGCTATAAGGGTGTTTTGCGTGTTGTTCAATAGTTTGATATTTTGTCTCACCATTCTTATCTACAAAACTAAATCCTTCATAATCTTTTCCGTCAATAGTAATAGTCAATCCACCTAATAACCATTTAGCAAATACATACCAATTCATTAAATCTGGAATCTCATCTCTCCATGAGTATGGTGCCGTTTGCTCCATTTTTTCATAAGTTACATCTCCATGTTTATGGATAATGATTTTGCAATCTTTATTGGTCTGAGACATCAATAAAATGGTCATAATATCCTTATGTTGTCCATGGATTTGTAGATCAGGATAAAATCTTAATTTATCGTTAATTTCTGATAAAATATCCCAGCCTGCGCGCACTCTTCTTTCTCTATTGATAAGATGTTTGTTTTTGTTAATAAAAACAGTTAGATTTGGAGCATGCATTTGAGATGCAATTGACTTTCTTCCAATACAATACCTATATGACATCCATATCATATCATCGATGATATCGTGTTCAGCTTCTATTTTTCTTAACTCTTCATTCATGAATAAATATATATAAAACGATTAAAAAGTTTAGTGGGATGAATCGTTATTTATAAACTCCCATTTTGTTTGACCACAATCATATATACATAAATATCCTTGTAATGACATCCATTCATGTTCTGACATGTCAATGGGGCAACCCTTTTTGATTAAGTCGCATTTTCTAAAATTTGATCTATGATATCTCTTGTGTTGTTTGTCAATATACCAGTAAGATATTGATTCAGAAACTTTCATAAATCCCATTGATCCATAAAGAGTACCAGTTGATATATCATTAGAACTATATGAAATAATTTTTGGTGGGTTATATTTTTCAATAAAATGCTTAAATAATTTAGATGCACCACCGACAATCTGAATACCAGGTTTAGAGCAGAATCTTATCAATTCAAATTGTGGAATATTAGATATTTTGCGAACTCCGAATGTCATTATAGCAACTGGTTCATTATTGTATTTTAGGACGAAGTTGTATTTTGATGGTGCCCATCCTTGTAAATGCCAAGTATCAAGTTCAGATTTACATGATTTAACTTCAACTATATCGCATTTCCTTGCATATAATCTCGTGTTATATATACCCAATTTGGATTTAATTATTTCCTTACATATTTCTTTCTTATTTCGCCACTGATCCTCCCATATAGTTATTAGTTGAATTCCTGCGTCTAAACACTTTTTGAATTTATTAAAATGATATTTGGGTGATTTGAACTCTGAACTATGCCAATAAACACCATTAAATTCAATTGCAATTTTCTTTTCTGGAATGTATATATCTAATTCCAAACCATTAAGAATGGTTCTATTTTTCTCAGGATTGAATCCAAGTTCCTTTATAAATTCTCTTAATTCCCATTCGGGATGACTTAAATGTGAAGATATTGGGTGTAATTTTGTACATTGCTCAACATCATCAAGATTTCTTGATCTATATACTTCGCTCTTGGTTATATATTGTTTTTCATTACATTTATTACATGTTAGGTGTGGACATTTGCAAATCCAATCACCATGTATTGTATAGCCGATAAGATGATCATGATCCTCGATTATTCTCTTTTTCTGATCATTCTTGAATTTTTCAGACATAAAAACATTAGACACCCCGTATTTTTCTACACATGTTCTAATAATTTTTTGTGATATTTCTGGTGATGCCAAACCTTCACCACCATATTTTGCGATCACATTTTCTTTTGTTTTATTGCGTATTGATGCGTTTTGTTGTGGATACTCCACACCATATTTTTTAAGGTTTGTTTCTCTGATTTTTTGTTGAATCTCCTTTTTACCAAATACATTATCTTCTCCAAATTTGCGATTTGCTAAATTTGAACACTTAAAAGAACAATATGATCTGTAACCATGTTTTTGACTATAAAATTTGGTGAGTGGTTTTCCACAATGCTTGCAATTTGGATATTCAGTCATATTGTTTTTGTACCAATATATTTTTTCCGGCCACGTTGGAACGTTTTTATATTGTGATTCAAACCATTGACAAAATTCAGGATTCCTTTTAATTAACGACCTTCTACTATTCAAAGCCGCATTACTACCAAATGATTCTTTTTTCATATGTATACATAATAGGAAATACTTGTGGGTATGTTACACGGGCAAGGCCTCCAAAAGAATCTTACCCATGTAACTAATTGATTATCAACCCAAATGAGTTACTCGATCTTCAATCTCATCTGTTTTACCATCATTCCACTTATGACTTCCAATATATCCGCATGTCCTACGTTTAGGTTCTAACTTATCTGAATCAACACATCCACACTCAGGACAGGTCCATTTACCATCTTTATATTCTAATGTTCCTTCGTAACCACATTCGTTGCATTGATCTAATCCACGAAGATTTATTTCAAAGTATATTAGTTTATCGTATGCATAATCCACTAATGCTTCTACTGCATCAATATTTTGAGTTAAATCAGGTGCTTCGATATAAGAGATAGCACCACCCATGGATTCTCTTTGTAATTTACTTTCCAAATCAATTTTAGTAAATGCATCTATCTTTTGGCGAACATTTACATGATATGAATTGGTTAAATAACGATGATCTTTGTCAATAACACCAGGAATCTCACCGAATCGCTTCATAATAGTTCTTGCGAATCTATAACACAAGCTTTCCGCAGGAGTTCCATATAATGCTAATCCATTCAATCCTTTTTCTTTTGAATGATCTACACACCATTGATTGAGATATTTCATTAATTTTAATGCAAATTCATATCCTTCTGGTTCAGGTATATTGTGTCCAGTAAGTATTTGTGTTGTTTCGGATACGCCTATATAACCCAAAGAAATGGTTGTATAACCACCATCCAAATACTCATCGATTGTGCCTTCAGATTTGCGTGTTAATGCACCATATTTCCAGTGAATTGGACTGGTGTTAACATTTGTACCCCTTAACCAATTATCTCGCACTAAAAGAGCTTTTTTGCACATGTCTAAGCGCTCGTTTAATACATCCCAGAAATCTTTATTCTCTTGTTTAGCAGTTAAAGCAATATCAGGTAAGTTAATAGATACTACTCCACGATTTGCTCTCCCCCAGAACTTATATTTACCATTTTGATCTTTCCATGGGGATAAAATAGAGCGGCAACCCATACATGCAAATACATTTCCTTCTTTATATTCTCTCAACATTTTAGCAGACATATAATCAGGATTCATTCTATGAGCAGTGCAATCTAATGCTTTGCGTTTGAGATAGTAATATTTTGATCCTGGTTTTAAGTTATTTTCATCTGTTACGAATAGTAATTTAGGAAATTCGGGTGTAATCCATTTACCAATCTCATTTTTCATACCCTGTTTGCGCTGAGCTAATGTTGCCTCAATTAGTAGAGCAGTGTCGTGTTGCATTTGCTCGGAGAAATCAGGATCGACCCACATAAATACTGATACAAATGGGCTTTGACCATTAAGTGATGAGAATGTATTGATTTGATACTGAACAGTTTGCATAGCTGTGTGAACTGCTTTGATAACCTTTTCTTCAGCTCTATTTTTCACTACTTCCATATCAGGATCAACAATTCCAAATTTATGTGCATCTTCAATTCCTTCAATTATATATGCGCGTCTGGTAATATCTACCCATGGCGCCAAATCAGATAGATTCATTGAACAACCACCATACTGATTATTAGAGATTTGTAAGATAATTTGTGTAGCAACGTTTGCAGCTGTTTGGATAGAGTGTGGCCTTTCGATCATCTTACCATTCACAACTGTTCCGTTCCATAACATGTCGTATATATTTGCTAAACAACAGTTTAACATGCTCTTGATCATGGCATAATCCAAATCATGGAAATGTAAAAATCCTTTATCGTGCCATTCTAATACATCTGCAGGCATGAGATTTCTACGTGCAAATCCTCTACTATATGTACCAGCAGACAAATCTCGTTGGGTAGAATTTAATCGAGCATCTTTGTTTGAGTTTTCATTTATAGCATCTTGATTGGAACCATCACTAACTCCACCCACTTCTACGTCTAAACCATGAATAGCTCTGCGTGCAGCTTCGCGTTTAGCTCTATATAATATAAATGAATCGTATACTTTTTTGGGTGCCCAATGATATAAAATCATTTGTAATGAATCATTTACCTCCTCAACGGTTTCAGCATCTCTATATTTATATTCTAATATTTTTTTACGAACATTGTCCGTCATTTCCTGGTTTACATCGCTATAAGCTAATTCTGCAGCGTGTAGTACTTTATTAATATCAAATGGTTTTATATCACCATTTCTTTTCTTGATTGTTTTTCCCATGTATTTTTGGATATCTTATGTTCAAATAATATACTCTATTTTTGGATATCTGTTCGTAATTTTGAGCATTAAAAAAGGCCCGAAGGCCTTTTTGTTAGCAACAATGTGGATCTTGTCCGATGCTGTCTAATGTATCCACCTGAGTGGTATCCAACGTATCTACTTGTGTAGTGTCATTTGTACATTTACATTTAGTTTTGTTACCACATGCAGAAAATGTTAGTGCAGTCATTAAAAATACTACTAAAAGAATCTTTTTCATTTGTTTTTACGTTTTATATAAGGTACTTGTTGTTTAATGTGTGGATTTTCCACCATTTTATCATCAAATAATATACTCTTCAAATCTTCACCCCAATCTTGAACTATATCATGTGAAAATATACTCTCCCAATTCTCATCCCATAATTCATCCACATCCTGTTGATCACATTCTGCGGATCCGGTTCTTGTTTCAAATAATTTAACCGAAGTACATTTGATTTGACCTTCCCCATTATTGAATATGGTGTGCGAAAGGATAATGTTGATATGATACATGATAAATACCGCCATCATTTCGGCTGATGGAATAAAAGGTACTTCGATCCAACGTTCATTATTTCTCTCAAAGAAATCTCTATACTCATCGGGTGATTTATCATACATCATAAGGCTATGATCCATGCTATCAATAAACTCTTTAATGGTTCCTTTAAATAAACCAAAATCATATATCATTCCGGCATTATCCAAACTCCGTCCCTCCAATGTTACAAAGCATTTATAACTATGCCCATGCGTGGAATGCGAACATCTTCTACTGGTTGCGTTTTGTACAATATGGGCACACTCGAACTCGAACTCCTTGGTTATCTTCATCGCTAATTTTGTTGTTAATTTACATCCTAATATATGAGTTTTCATTTGCTATTATAGTTTATATGAAGATAAATTTAAGTAATATTGAAAATTTAGAGACAGTTCTCGTACCAAACGCTTCTATAAATGAGGCACTTGGAGATTCTCGTATGGGTATTGGAAAGACTGGCGATTCTCGATATTATGTAAAGGATTATTTCGATTGGCGCACGTGGGCAGGTTCCGGATTTGGTCAGTCTATTGCATCTATGTTATCTAATATAGGTAAAGGGTATAATGCTGAAGTAACTGACATGGGGGATAGTTGCGCGATTCGCGTATCCTATCATAATCCAGCAAATGGTAAAGGAGTAGAACGAACATTTATAGTACTTTTCGCTGACCCCAAAAAGGGTGATGGAAGAATTATGTTGTCTTCTACCAAATGGAGAACATTTTCGAATTACAATCAAGTAGCAAGTTATATATCTGGGGTAATCCGAGGATATGCAGGTGAAACAAATAATGGATAATTTATATGAGCTGTGGATTTGATAGAATATTAACTATAAAAGTACCTATAAAAACTGTTCCATTGAAAATTATCTCATTATCAGGAGTAGATAATACCACAAAATATCAATATTCGTGGTCTGTAGATAATGTTTGCTGGACGACATGGACAACATATGACAATTATCTCAAACTCTCTAAAAATTGCGATTCAGATTTTTGGTTGAGAATATTAATAAACGATATAATTGGCGAGGTTCAATTGAATGGCATGGTATCAAAATGCTATGATGTATGCATTGCACCAGATCAATCTACTGATGTTTGTTCTGATCCTAATGTATGGGATCCATATTCTAATCTCGATTGTGCTTTACAAATGCAACAAGATTATGCTGATATGGTGATTTGTACATTTGGAATTCCCATATATTACTTCAGATGTGATCCTATAAAAGAAACTGCAGATTATACGTTCAAGGAATTTACTATGCATAATGTAGTAGATTGTAAGATGTTGAAGCTTATGTTACAAGATGGTCAAATGCCTTCCTCAAATTATAAGTTGGGTGAATTTGATTTCGATTGGGAGACTGATTGGGAGACTGAATTATCTAAAACACAATTCGCCACTGCATTTGGTGATACCATAATTCCAAAAGCAAATGACTTTATATATGTCCCAATGATGAAAAGAATGTGGCAAGTAAATGCCGCATATGATGAAAAGAATGAGGGATTAATGTATAGATCTACCACATGGAAAATCTCATTGGTTAAATACGAAGAATCTATGAATGTAGATACTGGTAATTGGGAGAATGTAGTAGATGCATTTGTGGGTAAAAAATACGAGGAAATATTTGGTAAATTAGAGGATAATGAACGAGATCGCGAAACAGGAATTTCTCAAGTAAATGCGCCAAAATTTGCAGCTACTAATCTGGATAATATCTTCATATCAGATTCAACACGAAAATCTATGACGAAAAAAGATATTAAAATCATCGATAAGATGTATTGCCATCATAATACTATTGTTGCTCGTAATATATATAAATTCAACAATTCAAACGGATGCGTTGTTTATCAGAAAGGTATATGCGGCGATGAAGGTACAATCTCATTTATTATGGAGACCCAAGGAACTATGAAAGGTCAAGAATCTCACCCAATTGCTGAGTTTGGGCCGATAGTATTTGAGATGGGTTATATGGATAATAAATTCATATTTGGTGTAGATGATATGATTGCAAATTTAGATCCATTTCAAACTTATTTGGTTATATATAGATGGTCAAAGAAGAATTTCACTCGAGAATTATGTATATATCCACATACGAGAAGGAAAGATATGCCCGTATATTTACTAAAGCCAGAAGGGTTTTGGTTTGATATAGAAAATCCATCATTTACATCTACAAAGGAGTACAATAAAGACTATATTATAAACAAAGAACAAAATTGTCAAATACATGGATATCCATTGCTAATGACAAATGTGAAGTTATATAACAGATATTTACCTGATACAACTGAGGAAATTCTGAAATATACTACTACCAATAAGTCATGTATATTCAATGATTTGGCAAGACCAATAACAAACGGACAAGGATATGCAGTTAAGTGAAAATTTGGAACTATTAAATTCCACAAAAACGAAATTAAAAGAAGCTATTAAAGCAGCATTTGGTCAAGATCCAGGTGATGAATTTGCAAAATACCCAGATTTTATAACCAAAACAGGCGATAACGATGAAGATCATGTAATTGGGGAGATATGGAAAGACAATAAAAAGGGAGCCATAACTAACAATTCTGCGCATTTCAGATCTTATCGTATTTGGATCAGCTGGGATGATATGCTTAAGCGATCAGCCAATGGTAAGAATGATATATTTTTAGCATCTAACCCATGCGATCTATTTGGAAATAACATTGCAAGAACTAATAAAAATAAACTTCCATCTAAATACGATCCAATCAAATCTCTCCTTCCGGATGAACTTGTATATGGTTCAGGTGTTGGTGGATTTTGGGCTGAAGATGCGATTGTTCATCCATCTACAAAAAACGATCCAGATGCGTATAACGAAGCAAAGCAAGGAGTTAAAGTTATTAATGGAGTTAAAAGATACCCTATAACCATAACACTATTCCCATATTCTGCATTTGGTGGTGATATATGGACTCGCGATTATCTTATTGAAAATGCACCAACAGATCAAGATAGTATTAATAACTATCAAAAAATAAATAAAACTGTTGACAATGTATATCTAAAATCAATTGTGATTAAGACACCAATATTCAGAAGAGAGTTATTAAACAAAGGAAATAGATTGATACTAAACGCAATCCCAACGTACATAATATCTAATGATGTAGCAATTAAATATTACGTTTACAGATTATCATTCTATGCGAATTGGCAAGAGGCTCTTGTATACGTTATGCGTGGTGGTAAAGGTGTAAATTTCACCTGCGCTAAAATGGAGAAATGGTCAAGAACTGAAGATAATACTGATGGTGATCCTAACGTATATACATTTCCAACAGATATATTAGATTGTGGATGTTATATGACTATGGCAGGTATGAGAACCTCTGGAGACAATAGAATCCCATATGAATATCAAGTCAATTGGCCAGATAAAGTTAAGGTTAACGAAGATGATACCATATCATTAATATGGAAGAAGGAGAATACAACTAAAAATGTTCCTGAGCAATATAAGAAGTTCTATCTCCATTGTTCTACGGAAACCAGAACTATATCATTCAATGAAAATGAAACTGAGAAGGTATTTAGCGATACAATCCCATTAGATTATTCAAAATTACCTGATGGATATGTGGCTAAAATGGAATCAAATGGCGATTGGATTGATTTGATAGGTAATAAAGTTATAGCAGCAGGTAAGCGAGTTAAGATTACTCGAACAGAAACTGCAAAGAAAGATGTAACTATATACAGAGGTATAACACCTGAAGAGTTCGAAGCAAAGAAAACAGCACTAAGAACCAGTTTAAAAATAGATGATTATAGTCCTATTGAATTAGGTGATCATTTACATCTTGTTGATAATTTATAAAAAAAACAAAAAGGATATACGCAATGTATATCCTTTTATTGTATACTATTCTGAAAAATTCGATTTGACATTATTTACTTGCGCTATATGCGATTCAAATATATGTTCCTTACATCTTATAAGGCCAATCAGAGATCTCTTGTTAGAACAAAGTTGATACCACTTTGTGTGTATCATATTAAATAAAATCAATAAATAAGCAATTCCCTTTAAACTCTTTCAAGAGTGTTTCATTATTTGCTTTGGCATAAAGTCCAGGGATTCCCAAATATTTATCCACATTTTTCAAATTATATCCGATTACTGATACGTGTTTTTCAGTAATTTCGAATGGTTCAGCCGATAGTTCAGGTATATCATTCCATCCACGAGCTGCAATTTGAACATGTAATTTGATGTTAGGAAAATTTTCTTTTAGGTATTTAATATACTCAAAAAACATTTTTTCTTGTTTTTCATCTACTTTATTTCGTATATCTAATACTATTCTCATGTGGCAATTGTGTGCATTTATTAGCATCAAAGAATCATCTAAATTATCATATTTAAATTCTACTGAATTGTGTACAATTTTTACATCACCATTCTTACCAAATCTAACACGCATATCAAAATATCTTGCACCTGCATTTATTTGCCCAAAAATATCTTTTGATTGACATTGAACCCACGGCCTGATCCATTTCATATGCCATTTCTTGATTGGCAAGTAACTAAAACTATTATGACTTCCTAATGTATACATATTTTCACAAGTTTAAGATAAAAATAATCTATTATTTATCAAGAAATAAGAACGATGGTAACTCAAACATATAATGAACATTCATATGATGTTGATAGCTATGGACATGTAAATGAAGCGTCAAATAACTCCATTCCAGGATTTAAAGAAACGACTAATTTCCGACCTCAATATTCCAATGGCTCAACAGATAAGAAAAAAGGTATAATATCTAAATTTTTCTCTAATATGTCTCGTTTGGGATTAAATTACGAGGATAAAGTAATAGATAATATGCGATCTATTCCTGCTGATAAAAACCTGCTACCAAAGGATTTTCAATTGGTTAATCAGGATTTATTTACCATGGCGGCATCCAATTGGAAAGTTAAGACTAATTCGGATAAAAACTTTTTTGATAAGGATTTTCCCCAAAAGAGAGATGCGTTGCGTAAATTAGCAGTTCAACCTGAATTAGAGGATATATTAGATACCATGACTAACGAGGCGGTAGTTTATGATACTGACCTTACCTTCTTTGTTACCCCATTTATCGAAGAGCAAGAACTATCTGATTTCAAACCTAAATTCAGAAAGCAACTAACTGAAACGATGAACAAGGAGTTTCGAAGATTGTATAAGATGCTTAATTGGAGAACACAAGCATGGGACTTTTTCAAACGTTGGTTAGTAGAAGGTATTTTGGCCTGGGAGATTGTTTGGGATAGTTTAGAAAAACCAACAAAGATTATCGGTATCGTTCCGGTTGATGCAGCTACGCTAACTCGAAAGTTCAAAAACAATAAATGGTACTGGTCACAATTCTCCGGAATGAGTGGAAAAGAACGTGTATTATTGGATTCTCAGATCATATATATAGCATATGACGAAAATTCTTCGTTGAATAGAACAAGTTATTTAGAGCGTTTGATTCGCCCATATAATATATATCGAATTGTAGAACAAGCACAAATCATTTGGACAGTTACTAATGCATCATTCAAAATGCAATTCACCATTCCTATTAAAGGTATGAATAAAGTGAATGGTACTCAAACGCTTAATACTGCAATGAATAGATATAAAGAGGATATTCATTTTAATGCTGATTCAGGTGAATTGCTTATCAATGGATCTACCAATATGCCATTTAACAAAGAGTATTGGGTGCCAGAAGGAGATAGTGGAACTCCTGAGATTAGTACTATTGGTGGAGATGGTCCAGATTTAAGTGATAATGATCAATTAAAATTCTTCAAAAATAACTTATATAAGATCTCTAAAATTCCATTGAATCGATTTGATCAAGAGAGTGGAGAAACATGGTTTGGTGCGGATGCAGCATCGGTTGCCAGAACAGAGATTGATTTTGGCCGATTTGTTACCCGCTTGAGAAATACATTCTCTCAGATAATGATCAAACCTCTCACTATGCAGTTAGCATGTGATTTTAAAGAATTACAGGATAATAAACAAGTTCTCGAAGCAATTCAACTCAGATGGAACTCATATAATGTGTTTGAAGAGATGATGTCTTTAGAACTAATGCAAAAGCGAGTAGAACATATCCAAATGATGAAGGATTCCATGGTAGATCAGAGCAGTGATGGTTCAGATGTGAAATTCTTCTCATCAAAATTCCTCGTTGAAAAGTATTTAGGATTAAGTAAGATCGACCTCGAACTTAATGATAAGCTTAAAAAAGAGGAAATCGAAGAATTACACCTTGCGGGTGGAGATGCCTCTGATAATCAAGATGATATGTAGTATATAAAGTAAAAGGAGAGCTACTGCTCTCCTTTTTTTCATTTCTACAATGACTCCAATTCAGATTTCATTAAATCCAATTCATTCATTGCTTCATCCTTTAACTTCTTCGCATCTTCTAACATCATTTGTGCAATTTCATTGAATATTTCATCAGTATGTTTATTTAAATATTTCAAGAAATATTCAGTCATAATCTTTTCATTTGGGCAAAAATCTGAATATGTTGATGATGAGCCACGGTGTCCACTAAATGATCTGTAACAAACCTTCATATCCCAGCTCTGAATCGCATCTCCTTCTATAAACCCATCCTCGTGTTTGTCCAATTCTTCACGTGGATTGAAATATTGTTTTTGAATCTCAGGTAACTTCTCATTGAAGAATTTTGTAATTCTGATACTTTCATTGTGGAGATTACTAATCTCTTCGAATTTATTTGAAGTCATATTCTAATTCCTTTTTTAATTTAATCTACCATATATAAATCCTTAACCAATTGAACATTCTCTGGAAAAGATAAAAATCTATCTCTTTGTTCCTCTGTATGAAAAGCTATTAAATACTTTATATGGGTAGATGAACAAAAAGCTATTTCATTTCTATCCATTGTTATTGAGTACTTCCATTCATCACTTTCCCATTCTTCATTGGTGATTTGTCCACCATAATAAGGCATTAACTGAGAGATTTGAGCAAGAGCTAAAGCTGCTTTGGCATATTTTTCTGTGAGAAATATATTTTCATCTCCATCTTCCCCCGATAATATTTCTTCTACAGGCTCCAGTTCTGAATTAATATCAATATAGACTCCATTAATGCATTTTATGTCTCTCCAAATATTTACTTCCTTATTCTTCTTGAGCTTCTTCTTGAGCTTAATACATTCAAAAGTTGAGTTTTCTTTGTCAATTTCATACCCTGTAGGGACTTGAATTTTTAATTCCTTTGTTTCCATATTTGTTTTGTTTTGTTATGTCTATATATCACGCAACATCTGAAAATGTTTAGCAAATTATATTTTTCTTATACTTTAACCTTGATTTTATACCCCCACATCTTCTACTACAACAAGGATTTGGATGAGAGTTTAAATTTCCCTTTTTAAACAAGAACAGAGTATGACATATAGGACATTCCAATTCTACATACTCCTTAACCTTTTTATCCTTACAAGCATTATATCCTCTCGAAATCCTTTGTAAATTTTTAATATTATCATTTAATTTATTGCCATCTATATGGTCAACTTGATAATATTTAGAATCTACTAATTCTTCATAATGCGAAGAGTACAAATATTTTGCATAAGACATAGAAAGAGATTCGTCTTTATTTTTGTATAAAGTAACTGACTTTCTACCATCTTTTGCCTGGTATATGTAAATTTTCGTATATCCCTGGTTTTTGAAAAAATCAGAAACCTTAAGAGTTTTTCTTATATTAACCAAATCTATCTTGTTCATAGTTGTATTGGGGTTTGTCTAAAAAATATAATCTACTGCTCTAACCAACTGAGCTAAAAGTTCAAATAAGTGAGTGGATAGAATCCTATCCTCAATAAAACCATTTAGGTACAAAATCCCCCACTTTCATTTTTGTTTTCCTTATTTTACCTTACTATTATATCTGTCAACCTTCCATATCTATATCCTGCCATTTGCTCTTTGAACGGAAACTCTTCTAAGATATCCTTGTTAAAAAACACACTAAAACTTGATATGTATTTTTCCATGGTTGTCTCAGTACTATGGCTTGTTCTAAATGTTACCATTACCAATTCTCTTATTTCTACAACTTCATATATAACATCTATATTTGTTATTTCAAATTTTTTCAAATCAGATTGCATGAAATTTGGAACTGTATTTTCGTCCCATTGTTCACACAAAACTAACATAGGAAGATTTACAATATTTCCTAATGCAACAGTATCCACAATCGTGAATCCATCAGGATCAATTTTATAAGCCATATTGCTATATGCACCTTCCATATATTCCCTTATAGTTGGGATTCGTTTTGTTTTATTTTGATCTGATAGTAACATATATTTCTTGAACTTTGTATCTATATATCATCTTATAACCTGAAAAGTTTAGATATAACAAGAGATTTTTATCGCACCTTTATAACTCTAAGGAACATATATTTGAATCGCATATAGCGCAAATAAATAATGTTATGATACACATGAAGTGATCAACTTCGTTAAATCAAATTTTCGCGATATGCGTATACAAAAAAAAGATGGACCATTTTGATCCATCTTTCTCATATTTATGTTTATTAAATGTATAAATTAGTATTTCTTTCCTCCGCGAGCTGCAAGGTTCTTCATTTGTTCAACAATTCTTCGTTCACATGTACTTGCCGAAGCACCTGTTGAGTATTCACCTGCACAAATCAAGAATGATCTGATAGATATTTCAAGTGGTGCATCTAAATCAACTAATTTACGTAAAAACGTAATCGCTTGAGATGCTGATTTTTCATCACAATTTAATTTTGGTATAATACCTTCAATCAAACCCAATACTTCCTCAGTAGAAAAATCCAAATCACATATCAATGCACGATTTCGAATAGCCGTATCAATTTGACCTGCTCTAAAGTTAGTGATAATAATTCCACCACCTTTATATAAGAATTGTTTTGGATATTCCCAACGCGATTTTACATCGTTCCAAACAGCATCTTCACTATTTTCACCCATTTCAGTATCCATAGGAATGGCTGCTGCTGTATTCCAAGATACCCATCGTTCATCAGATGAATCGTATGCTGCCTTGATCAAATTGATTGCATCATCATCTTTAAAAATTGAATCACAATCATCATATATAATGGTTTGACCTTCGTCTTTATAATCGTATAATGCTTTATATAATGCGGTTGGAGTACATTTTCCTTTCAACAAATGATAATCTGAGTTCATTTCAAGACCATATGATTTCACAGTTTTCATTACTCGGAATGTTTTACCTACACCGGGTGCTCCACATAATAGTGCCAGTGGTCTGCGTCCATCTACTACTGATCTAACATAACTCTGCATATCATCGAATCGCTCTTCTGGGGTAGCAGGAGCTTGGCTTGCTAAATATTCCTCCCATTTAGATATAGTTTTGGATTCGGATTTGGTAACTACTACGTTACGAACTGATACTCTTGCATCGTTCCATTCAGCTGTTAATTCATCATATTGTGCTTGTAGATCTTGATAATCTTTACCTTCGCGCTTTGCTTTGCGAAGTCTCATACCAACGTTATGGCGTCTACGTTTGATATCATCTAAATCACTTGATTCATTGATTATACTTTCATACATTTGAGATCCTCTAATAGATGTTTTAATACTTGCAGCATCCATGTTAATCTTACCAGTAAGTACATTTTCAATCAATTTAATACATTGGATAGTATTTGAACCTTTCACCTCTACTTCAATTCCATTCACTTTCGCGTCAGATGCATATGCCAAAAGAACTGAATTGAGATCATTAGTAAATACAATTGAATGGATTCCACTTCGCTCTTCTCCTTCAATCCAAACGATAAGCGCCCCGGCATCTGTTTTAGGATTTCGAACAGGAACGCAAATGCATGTGTGTCCGTTTATATCAAAGTTTAAACCAAATGACCATACTTCATAACTCTTTTTACGTAAATATCCTTTGGTTAAGGCAATGGCTTGTTGTAAATCTTTATTTTGAAATGCTTCATTAATGTTGCCAGTTATTGACTCCTTTAGAAATTGTGATAAATTCATGATGTTTGATTTCATTTATAATAACAAAAAAGTGACCCATTACAGGTCACTAATTTATTGATATGGGATAGGATCTTTCTTGATCCACTTCCATTTTGATTTAGCTTTTTCAAATGCTTCTAAACGCTCTGTGCAACTACCACAGCTGGCACATGAATGTCCTTTTTCATCTGGATTATAACATGTATGAGTGTTTTTAAGAACCTTTTTTATCTCAGCTCGAGTAAAATGTAATTGTTCCATAGCTGATATACCACTACTCAATACTTCACCCTTATCAATGTATTCAAATGGTGCGATATAATCAACTCTTTCTGAACCCCAGTTAGATATTTTGAACAATTCTTTAGCCATTTCGTGAGATTCGGGTCTCGTATCCGGGTAAACACAATTATGGATTAAAATATTTCCATATTCTCCTGCGAAGAAATTATGATTCTTTTCAACAGTGATATCATAAACATCTTCCGTCTTATGACTAATTTTAATGGATTTAATTTTGGTCATAGCCATATCACCCAATCTAACTAAACCAATCTTGCGATTTTTACACCCACCAGATAATATAATTTGACCATTTTTTGATCTATAAATCTTAACATACATCCCAGCTAATCTAAATAGCAATGATACATCTTCTGCGAGCTGTGGAGATTTTGTGGAGTAACTATATATAGCTGCCAACTCATCATAATGACCATCGCCCTCAATCATTGTAGCAAGGAAATCTGGAATTAAACCTGGATTTTGGAGTAAGATATTCATTAACCATGATGGAATATGTTTTGATAATGAATTTTCACCACAACTTCTCATGAGAACTGATATGACCGAATTAAATTGGTAAGTTGTTTCCCCATCTTGTTTTTTAGATACCGAGATTTTAATTCCTAATTTTTTATGGAGTTCCTCAATATTTACAGTATTTTCTAAATTCTTATAAAAAGATTGCGAAAAACTGGAAAGAAATCTACTTGCACATGGATTCGATCTAAATTGATTCGATGACCAACCCTCAGTAATATACCACGCAATTAAATTAACCAGTGATTGAGCATCCATATCAACCGGATATTTTGCCATATCTCGACCATTAGGTGTAATTATGCCTATATTTTCATTAACTATGCAAGTTTTATATCCATTGTACAATTCATTTTTAATAAGCTCGGATATTATGGGTGAAATATTTATTGATTCCTTTTTATTTGAATTATTACCCGGTAGTTTATATGGTGAAATAAGGATATCTCCTTCTACCAATTCCTTGGCCATTTTTTGGCTAATTGATTTTGTGAATCCTGAATTAGTCATCTCACCCAAATTTACAACATATACTTTATGATCTGAAGTCAAACGAATTGAACCTGTGGTAGTATTAATTTCATAAATCTCATCATTTGATCCAGTTTTTAGTGCATTTACAATAGTGTCTACCTCTACTTTCTGATTCACCGGATCAACAGAATAAACTTTATCTCCAATCTTTATTTTATCAATTGTTTTATAACCATTGGGGGTAAGAATTTTAGTATCTTTAGTAAAACAATGATCACCTCCGTGGATTCCTAATGTTATAAACACATTCTCATTAGTTTTATTTGCCCATCCCAATGCTTTGCCATATATAATAGAGCTGAATATCACATTTCTATTCTCAACAACTGTACTTTTCATGTTCTCTTCTGCATAGTGTCCTTCAGGAATATCATCTCCATTTTTATGAAGGCTTGATGCCGAATCACTGAACACATCCTTGAGATTTATGATCTGATGAGCAATATTAAATCCTTTTGATTGAAGAAATTTAATATTTTTCTTTACTTTTTTCAGTTCAATATCATGCTTTTGACCATATTCAAAACTATAAGCTCGAACCTCTTTAATGCCTGTTGCAAAAAGATGCATAAGCAACATAGTTGAATCCAATCCACCGGATAATGATATTACTGCTTTTGTTGCGAAATTTGTATCTGTCATATTTTTATACTCCTCTTTTATCTCCCCAAATTCTAATATGTAATCTATCTGCTACTCTCCAACCATTTCGAATTGCTGCATCAACACATGCTTTCATTGAATGAGTTATTTGTTCGTTTGTTTGACCTTCCGGCATAATCATAACTTCCCATGGGATCTTATGTCCAGTAAATTTAGATAATTCCGAAAGATATTCATGTATATATGCTTCTGTTTCTTCGCCACTATACACAAATTTTAATTGTCCATCAGATGTTTCCATCATAGTAGCAACAGCTTCGTAATTGATTCGATTTTTCTCATGTGTTTTCTGAGCTGTTTCAGAAACATCTGTACCATTAAAACAACATGAATTACTCAATTTAGGTGAAACACTCCAATATATATCTTTATCAGGTTCAATTATTGGTTTAATCGATCCATTTGTTTCGATAGTGATATGCACCTGTGGTAGATAATCTAATAATTCACATAACGCTCGTTGTTGAAGCATAGGTTCACCACCTGTGATTACTACGTGATTTACATATGGATTTTCATCTAATATTTCCTTGATCTTATTGGCAGCTTCAGCAGTATCGATTGGTGTCGTTTTTTCTGAGTGGTGTGATGTATAAGGTGTATCACAAATACTACCATTCGCAAATGCACATCTCAGATTGCATCCATTTAATCGAACAAATATTGATGGAACTCCTGTAAAAAGGCCTTCTCCTTGTATAGTTGGACCAAATATTTCGTTTATATTGATTGTCATATTTTAATATATTAGAGATTAGTGAAGTGTTTAATTAATCCATCTTAATATTGATTTAATTCTTATGAGATGGTATCTATGTTAATCTCTCTTTGAAAAAAAAATCCTTGAGCATTAGCGCATCTTTTTCAGCTTGTTCCTGTTCACTTAATAGGTAATAATTTCCCAAAGCGTAGAATTGATTATCAAAAACACTGTATTCATCAGTCTTTTCTATAACATCCATATAAGAATTTATATATAAGTATCTTTCATATTTCTTTACTCTTTTACCTATATTCTCCATCCTTTTTGTTTCGGCGTTCCATTGTAAACCTTTTGATCTTAGGTCATCGAGGAACTTTTGCTTTTCCCTTTCTGAAGCATGCCTAAATATATGGGCGTTCCAGTACGTATTATCGCTACTATCAGTATTGTAATAAGTGTCAAAAAAGTCTCCATTCCTATATCTTGCAAAGATAACAATTGTATTACCACTATTTGCATGCAAAATATCTCCATCCTTAAATGGTATTTTTTCCTTGATGGTTAAGACATTGTTATTAACATTTATCTCACAATTTTCGGGAATGTTAATATTATCGCCTATATTTAATGTTAGTTCCATAATTATATTTTTTAACGCATATTAAAACTATATATTAATGCACCAATTAGAATTGTGATTAGGATTCCGATCGTAATCATTACAGCCAAAAATAAACATTCAGTTATACTTAATTCCGAGATTGATCTTTTCATGCATTATTGCTCTGCATTTAATGTTTCAACTCGATGTCTGGTGCGAGTATATTTACCTGATCGCCGAGTATACTCGTAATAAGCCTTTCCATTTGTGTTGGTAAAATATACACATTGATATGCATCGGGGTCATAAAAGCGATATACTTTCACACTATCGTATTCAAATAGCAGTGTTATACCATAATCCTTTGCGGTACGTGTTTCTTTTTCGTCATTTTGATCAGATGATCCTTCTATGGTGCATGAAAATAACGACATGGCTATCAACACGCATAATAAATATTTTTTCATTTTTAAATGTTTTTATAAAGAGTAATATACTTTTCATCTGAGAAAAGAGGATTATATCCTTTTCTTTTATACCAATCAACAGTGAATTTATCTTTTTCTGCTAATAATGACACAACATTTGCTCCAAGATTTCGAGCTACATTTTCTGCCTCTTCGATCAATTTATTTCCATAACCTCTTTTTCTATGTTTTTCTTCAACACTCACATCGTATATATAGGCACATGACTTTTCAATTTTGTCAATAGCTACGTGACAAATTCCTTCTCCACCCTTTGTCATTATCAGAGTATATTCATCTGCCTTGTGATATATAAATTTTTCTTTCATTTTATTTTGTTAATAATTTATAATTACATGTCTTAAAAACTCATAAGGTCTATCAAGAAATAAGGGACCTAAAGGTATAACATATATGCGTATATCTATGGTATATCCTTTTCTTCTTAAAAACCTTGCAGCTATTTCTAAGGGAGAAGTCTTAAATGTAGTAAATATATCCCGACGTCCATAGCAAGAAAGATAGTCATGACCACCTTTCTTAATGTTCTTTTTAATTTTTCGTATATATCTTATTGTTTCTGTGCGATTCATATATTAAACTCTAACCCCCAATATTGATAAACCAATTAGGATTTGTATTCTTCATAATATTCCAACATATCCTTGCATTTGAGTTTAATAGATAAAATACTATTTACTATGTTATCAGATGTGATTTCATCACAAGTGCGTAATATGTTATTTAAAGTGTAAATGAATAGTTCACACATTCTTTTGTCTTCCATATGCCATTGTTTTTACATCTTAAATCTTCTCTCGTACACTTTTCTAATCTCAGCAGCATCTTTTTCTGCTTGTTCTTGTTCTCTGGGTGAGTAATAGTTGCCAGAGTCGTAATATTTATCATCTTGTGGGCAGTAGAAATCAGTTGATTCATGAACAATACCAAATGCGTCTATGAATAAATATCTACCCCCCGGCTTTACTCTTACCATAATCTTCTTTAATTGTTTTGTTGTGGCATCCCAGTACAATCCTTGTTCTTTTAATTTATTGAACAAGTATTGCTTCTCTTCTTCTGTTGCGTATGTACGAGTGCCGCGAGCACAACGTGAATCTTTGCCTGGATGAACAACGCCACCAAAACCATTGATACCTATGTAAAATTTATAGAATCCTGCTTCGTCAGTACATTTGTAAATAAACGATGTCACCATCCCATTTGATAATGTTACTGAAAGAATATCACCATCTTTGAATTCTATTTTCTCTTCTTCAATAGTGATCATGCCATCTTTAATAACGGCTTTGTGACCTGTAGGAATTTGAATTTGATCACCTTTATTTAATTTGATTTCCATATGCTATTGTTTTATTTGAATATTGAAACACATTGATATAAGACAGGTTATAAGTGCAATTGTGTATGCGAGTAATATTGTATATGAATATATTGGTATAACATAATCCATTATAAAATCCATTACAATTGAAATTAATTTTCTCATATTATACAGAGTGTAAGAGTGATTGTACACATGGTTACCATCGTGCATAAATATATTAGAGTAAAATTATCCATAAATATTTATTTTAAATAGTCAAACACATTCCCACAAAACAAACTATAAGTGCAAGTGTGGATACAATTATAATTGTGGATAATACAATTGATGTAAATTGATCAATAATATTTGAAATTAACTTTTTCATAATCTTATTTTGTTTTTTGTTATGTATATATATATCAATCCGCAACTAAAAATATTTAGTCAATTTCACTAATAATTTTCTGAAATTCTTTCTTATATTCAGCTGGAATCATCTCAAAAACAATGTCGGATATATTTCTCGACATATCAATTCCCTCAGTGTCATTTATATTTTCTGATACCTTATATATAGTTAAATTGGAAAATTTTGATTTCCATTTATCCATAATTGATGATCCATTAACAGGTATATCAGTTGGTTTGATATATAGTTCAATATAATCTTTTGTATCAATATTATCCAAATCATCTGACCATTCATAATATCTGTGAAATTGAATGGATATTTTATTTTCAATTGGGGTTAAATTGATAACTTTACCATCTTCAGATTCAAGTATATATGCAAATCTGGGATCACAATCGGAAAAAGTTAATGGAAAACACGACCCTAAACTATATCTATTTCTCATACTTTCTATCACAGGATAGTGTATGTGTCCGGAAAATGTTGGAGTATATAATGTAGATTGGGTAATATCTGCATGAGTGAATATGATATTTCCTTTATATTTCTCTGATAATTCTGATATCCCATATTTTTCTTGATCATACCACGGAATAAATACTTGTTTATTTCGTTCTACAATCCCATGACTGACAATAGTTACATTGGGGATTCCTGATAGTATATTATCCAACGCACAATACTTATCCGTATCTGGAGAGTAATAGTCGTGATTTCCTGCGATGATAGTAACAGGTTTGTCCCATTTTGAGAACCATTCTCTTGCAAATGTAGCAATGTGTGTTTGAACCCCAATTCGAGCATCAAAAACATCACCCAAACAAATCACTTCATCAAATCCATCAAGTGTAAGAAGATAATCGAGGAATCGTTTTTGATATTTTAACCATGTCATAGATCCATTTTTAACTCCCAAATGTAAATCTGTGAGGAGCAATTGTTTAGTTCTCATTTTTATATATTTGCATTGTACTTGAATTGTTATTACTATCTCTTGTTATTTTAATCATTCCATCTAATATTGATCGATCTAACTCTTGATGGCTGACTATCAGAATTGTTTTATCGTGCATATATTGTTTGATGATAAATAGTAGTTGAGATCTTGTATCATTATCTAAATTACTCATAAGCTCATCTAACAACATCACATTACAATTTACATGTCGCGCTATAGATATAAGAATGGATAATATGATGATCGTATCTACTATTTTACCTTGTCCTGTTGATAATGATGCTCGAGATATTTCTACATTGTTTTTATGTATATTACAATTAAAATCAGGATCAAAATGAGGATAAAAGTCCATTCCAATCGTATCAGATAAAGTTTGACAATGCTTATTTATAACTGGAACAAACCCTTCAATAATCTTTGTTCTAATAGTTGTTCCAATGATATTACCTAATTCAAAATATTTAGATGATTGATTTTCTGCATCGTTATATTTTTCTCGGAGCTGAATCAGTTCATTTTCAAGCTCTTCTAATCTATTGTTTTGAAATTTCTTAATCTCTTCCTGAGCATGTATAGTATTTAATTTTTTATTTTCAGTACTTATATACTCATTTAATTGCTTAATAATTTCACTTGATTCTCTCTCGATGTTTAATATCTTATCTCCTTGTGATTTAATTTTATCATTTACACCCTCTTCAGATTGTTGAATTGTTTTTAATGTATTTCTGAGAGTTTCACGTTCCTTTATTTTCTCATCCAAATGACTACAATCAATATCAGCACCACATGTTGGGCATTTTCCTTGTTCTATGAATTTAATCTCTTGAGTCAATCTCTTTCCTATTGCAATTATCTCAGCCTTATTAGAGATTATTTTTTGTTTCTCAACATTAAATTCATGGATATTATCTTGTATTAAATCAATTTTTTGTTGTTTCTCTTCGTTTATATCATTGATTTTTTCTTTTGCAGATGATATATTTTGTTCGATGATCATTTTATCATATTCCTCGCCCACATATCCACTATTCCTTGATTTTTCAGATTCAAGTGCATCAATTTTAATCTTATTTTTAGTGGATTCATCTGAATATTTTAATGCGATTTCCTTTGACTTTTCTTGATATTTCGTTATAATATCCATTCCTAAAACATTATCGAGGAATAATCGAGTTGTTCTGGTATTCATTTGAGAGAGTGAATTAAAATTATTGAATGAAATAACACACAATAATTCCATCACCTGCTTATTAACATCCAAATATTCTGATTCTAATATATTTTGCATGAATCGTTTATCTGGACATTCCATGGGTTCACCATCTATATATACACTCATTGGAGATTGCCCATAACTATTCATTTCCCTAATGATCCGAATAGTATGATTTTTTGATGTGAATATGATATCTGTTTCCCCATGTTTTTCACCCCATCGAATCAAATCACCATTCTTTTTGCCATTTATAGATCCATATATAGCAAATAAAATTCCTTCAGCAATAGTTGTTTTACCAGCACCAATATTGCCTTTTATTTGGTATAATCCTGGTATATCATCAAAATCTACCTCGACAAATTCAAAGCACTTGAAGTTTTTTAGTTTGATATTTCTAATATTCATGATATAATATATGAGATTACA